CCCGCGGTTCTCTTTCACCACCAAACGAATCAAGAAGGCATTGAGATGGCTCAAGACGGTACAACTAGGCTCCAATTGGTTCAAACAGGCTCAGATCGGCTCACACAGGTTTTAGAGGCTATTCCAGAGACACTTTATGGCTCTGTAACTCCCAGAATCCACTCTAGACTGCGCCCAGACTTGCCTACGCGTGGACAAGAGCTTATCGACTTCTCCAATTCGATCGGATTCCCGCTCATGCCTTGGCAGGAATGGCTGGCAATTGAAGCGCACCGGTACAAGCCTGATTCGAGATGGCATCACCCGCTTGTCCAATTGGTCTGCGCTAGGCAACAAGGAAAAACGACATTCATGAAAATGCGGATCTTGATGGGCTTATTCGAATGGGATAACAAGCTGCAAATCGGCACAGCTCACCGATTGACGACATCTCTTGAGACTTTTCGGGATCTCGTTCAGACAATCGAATCAAATGACGGATTGGCTAAACAAGTTAAGAGAATCCGGTGGGCTCACGGTTCCGAAGAGATCGAATGTCTCAATGGCAATCGCTACATGGTCAAAGCCGGCGCTTCAGCTGCTCGCGGTATCTCTAAGCCATCGACTGTCCACATTGATGAGACTCGAGAGCTTAAAGATGAAACGACTTGGGCTTCTCTTCGATACACGATGATGGCGGCAGAGAATCCTCAGCTCTGGTCGTATTCAAATGCTGGCGATCAACACAGTCTTGTCTTGAATCAAATTAGGGAGCGCGGTATCGGCGCAGCTGGTGGATCCAGCGATGACATCGGTTACTTCGAATGGTCAAGTGATTACGACAAGATCGACGATTCCCCTAAATTCTGGGCTGGCGCTGCGATGGCAAATCCAGCGCTCGGACATACCGTACACATCGACAATCTGCGAGCTGTAATGAACGATCCGGCGGATGTCGTCCGCACCGAAGTATTGTGCCGATGGGTGCAGACAATTTCCAGCGCGATTCCAGCTGGTGAATGGGCTGACTGCGGAATGGATGGCTACGAAGTCGATCGAGAAAAGACTGTGTGGTTTGGGCTCGATTGTTCACCGGATCGCCGCGATGCAGCTCTGGTACTAGCGCAACAAATATCCGAAGGTGAATTCTTTGTCAAGCTTCTTCGGACATGGCACAATCCAATTTCGCTCGATGACAAGGCGATTGCAAATGACATCGCAGAGCATTTTCAAGAATATCCCGTCGAAGTTATCGCGTACAGCCGCCGAACATCTTCAGCGATAGCGGCTAGACTTCAGCCAGCCGGAATCCCAATCGCCGACATAGACGGGGCTCTTTACGGTCAATCTTGCGACGAACTTTTGGGAGCTATAACATCGAAGAGATTACGCCACGGGAATCAAGCCGAGCTAACAAAGCAAATTCTTTCGGCGGCTCGACTTCCATTTGGCGATGGTGGATGGACGATTGGACGCAGAGCTTCTCAATCGACTGTCTGCGCGACGGTTGCATCTGCGCTCGTCACACATTACGCGACACGCCCAGAGACGGATCTTGATATTATGATCGGGTAGTGGTATCGGTTCCCTAAAATTACCGCCATGGGTCTAAAAGATTTCTTTATTACCGCGCCACAGCCAATCGCTGAAGTCAATGTCGATGCTGCTCTTGCTCCCGTCAATTCGATCGATGCACTAGGCGCGCCCTATTTTGCTTATGGTCAATCAGCTACACGATCCGAAGCGATGGGCGTTCCTGTCGTAGCTCGCGCTCGCGGAATCATTTGCTCAACCGTTGCAGCTCTTCCACTTGAAACTAAAGTCAAAGAAACAAATGAGACAGTCCCATCTTTTCGTGTAATTCATCAACCTGATCCACGAATCACAGGCGCAGAATTTTGGGCGTGGATTGCGGAAGATTTGCTTTTTCGTCCCGCCGCGTATGCTCGCGTACTTTCCAGATACGCAGACACCGGACGAATTCAAGCGATGGAAAGAATTGCGCCAGAGCGCGTCGAAGTATTAACGAACGGACTCGGTACAGAGATCGATGCTTATCGCGTCGATGGTTATTCAATCGATCCCGCTGATCTTGTCGTCTTCGGAAATATGCAAGAAGGATTGCTCAATCGCGCCGGTCGTACAGTTCGCGCAGCTCACGCACTTGAGAAAGCCGCTTATGATTTTGCGCTAAATCCAATTCCACAAATTGTCTTGTCATCCAATGGAGTACAGCTTCCAAAAGATCGTGTTGCATCACTCATCAACGCTTTCAAAAATAAAGCTTCAAAGGCTGTCACATTCTTGAACGCAGACATCAAGATGGACACGATTGGCTACGATCCGAAGAATCTTCAAATGAATGAAGCCAGAAATTACTTGGCTCTAGAGCTCTGCCGCGCCATCGGATTACCGGCATGGTTCGCATCCGCTGATCCATCGAGCATGACTTATTCAAACGCTGTAAATCAAAGACGCGATTTGATTGACTTTTCAATTCGTCCGGTGCTGACAATCATTGAGCAACGGCTTAGCCTTACAGATTTCACTCCAGCTTCACAGTACATCCGCTATGACCTAGACGATTTCTTGCGCGGCAATCCTTACGAAAGAGCGCAAGTGTACGAAATTCTAAACCGCATCGGTGCGATGACCATCGATGAAATCAGAGAAGAAGAGGACATGATCGGATGAAGCTAACAACACCAATGACAATCACCGCGGCGGATTCCGAGTCGCGTACAATCACCGGACGCATCGTGGCATTTGAAGAAGCTGCAAATGCATCGACTGGAAAAGTCGTATTCGCAAAAGGATCTATTGAGCCAAAAGATGTATTTCTAAATCTTGAACACGATCGCACTCGTCGAATTGGTAAGACGATGTCAATGTCACTCGATGGCGATGGCGCTATCAATGCAACATTCAAGATCGCTAACACAACCGCCGGAACCGATGCACTTGTCGAAGCGATGGACGGATTGCGCGATGGCTTCTCGATTGAACTTGCTGTCGATGATTACATTCAAGAAAAGAATGGAACTATGCGCGTTCTAGCTGGAGAACTTACAGGCGTCGCACTTGTCAGCGAACCCGCTGTCCGATCTGCTCGCGTCGCTGAAGTAGCTGCGACCGAAGGCGAAGAAGATTCTGAATCTGCATCCGTAGATCCAGAAGAAACACCACAACCAACAACAGAAGGAGACGAAGTGGATAACACCGTCACAAACGCGGAAACCGTCGAGACGGTCGAAGCCGCACAGTCAGTAACGGCGTCAGCAAAGTCTGTCGCTTATTCATCACCACGCATCGAAGTCACAGCTGCAAAATATCTTGAAAACAAGATCATGGCAGCGATGGGCGACGAAAGTGCCCGTCAGTATGTACTTGCGGCAGACAACACTACAGACAACGCTGGTCTCGTACCAACACGCCAGCTTGCTGAAGTAATCAACGGACTTTCAACAACTGTCCGTCCATCAATCGATGCAATCTCTCGCGGCGTATTGCCAGACGCGGGTATGACATTCGAAATTCCAAAAATCACCGTGGCTCCAGCAGTCGGAACTGTTGCTGAAGACGCAGCTTTCACAGATACCGACCAAAACAGCGCGTTCGTTTCGGTGGATGTCAAAAAATTTGCTGGACAGCAAAAATTTTCTGTAGAGCTCATGCAGAGGACTAGTCCTTTATTCTTCAATGAGCTTCTCAGTAACATGGTCGCGGCAATGGCTAAGCAGCAAGACACTTACACCAACAGCGTGTTGGTATCAGGTGCAACAGCTGACGCAACATCAATTGCAACATATCCAACAGCTGCGGAACTTCTTGCATTTATCGGTCGCGGCGCAGCTTCGGTATATGCTGCAACAGCTGGTCTTGCAAATCCATTTGCTCGCAACATTTTGGTGAACACTTCACAATGGTCAAACTTGATGTCATTAAATGACAGCGGTCGTCCAATTTACAACGAAGTAACACAGCCAATGAACCAACCTGGTATCGCAACTCCAACATCACTTCGCGGACGCGTTGCCGGACTTGATCTCTATGTAACGGCTAACACAGCTGCAACAACAGACACCGATGATTCAATCATGATCATCAATCCAGATTCATATACATGGTATGAGTCACCTAGCTATCAGCTACGCGCTGAATCAACAGCTGACGGATCCATTACTGTGGGCGTTTATTCGTTTGGTGCCGTGGCGACAAAAATTGGCGCTGGCGCATTTGGCGTAAATAAGACCTGATCCATAACACATCAATCATGACCCGATTCGCTCCCGAGTCGGGTCAGCAGTAGAAAGGGAAGAGCTCATGTCTCTAGTAACTCCGTCACAGCTTCGTTCTGTGCTAGGCGTGAGCTCTTCTCTCTACAATGATGCATATCTTGAAAAAATCATTGACACAGCCGAGCTTGTAATTTTGCCGCTTCTTGTGTCTTACTCTTCGGCGGTCACTCATCGCCGCATTCAATCAAATGTTGCAACCCTTGAAACCAATACTCCACACAATTACATCGTGGGATCAAGCGTTGTGGTTGCAAATGTAGATGCCACATTTAATGGCACATACACAGTCACAGCTGTCGATGGGGAATATCTCTTTTCTTACGCGAAAACAAACGCGGACATTAACGCCAACGCAGTAATTCCACACGGAGACACTTATCTTTTAGGCAAGGACGCCGCCACAATCTATGCATCAAATCCAGCTGTGTACGAAGCGATCATCGTCGTATCGGTTGAAGTATTCCAATCGATCACAGCTGCCGGCGGACAGATTGAAGGCGTTGATTTTCAAGTCACGCCATACAGAATGGGTCGCTCACTCTTAAATCGTGTAATCGGAATCCTTGGAAAGTCACTTGACACCGGAGCGATGCTGGCATGACCGCATCATCAATCGCGGTAAATGTTCGAGGCGCTCTTAAGACAGCGATCCAGAATGTAGCTGCTAACACATACGATTCAGTACCCGAAGCGCCGATTGTGCCATTTGCAGCTGTCGTTCCAAATACGCCATACCTTGAAGCCAATCTGATTGGCACATCGACTCGAGTCAAGATCAATCTTGTCATCACCGTCGGAGTCGCTATGTACTCCAACGCGTCAGCGCTCGACAACATCGAGAAGCTAATCATGAGCATTCTGGCGGTTATTCCGTCAGGTTACACGGTGGGATCCGTGTCAAATCCTGTCCCAATGTCGATCGGAGCTTCGGAAATTCTGATGTCCGAGATCGAACTTTCAACCCAATACACCCAAACTAATTAGGAGTAATTATGCCAACGACCGTCATCACCGGACGCGATCTTGTTTTGACGATCGCCACCGTAAATTACGACGCACAAGCCACAACTGTCTCACTTGAAGCCGATCATGTCATCGAGACTTATCAGACACTCGATGGTCGCGCTTACAAAGCGATCGATGACAGCTGGACACTCAATGTCGAAATGCTTGCAGACTGGGGCGCAGCTTCATCACTCTGCGAATCACTCTGGACAGCCACAGAATCAGCGCCCAACACAACTCTGGCAGCATCGCTCACAGCTGTGACTGGCGCGGTATTCGCTTGCAATATCTTGCCTACATTTCCAAATGTCGGCGGTTCAGCGCCAGACGCGCAGACAGTCTCGCTATCATTTCAAGTAGTGGGAACACCAACCGAAACATTCAGCTAAAAGATAGGAAATCGGGAGCATGAAAACAGGAATCACAATTACATACTTCGATGGAAATTCGGAATCATTCACCGCATCGACACCGGAATTCGTAAAGTGGGAACGCAAGACAGGCTTGAAGGTTACACAGCTCGGCGACAATGTCGGACTCGATGATCTTCTCTTCTTGGCTTACAACGCTAAGAAGCGAGAGCTTGCAGGGCAGCCCATCAAGCCATACGAAATCTGGTGCGATACGGTGGATGACATTCGATCCGAGGAAGTGGATAGCCCAAAAGCTACGCCGCCGGAAGCCTAAATCGAGTATTGGTCGAACTCGCAATAGCGACAGGGATACCAATGAAAGAATGGGAAACGGCGGAGCAGATTTACACCGCGATCGAGATACTGGAGAAAAGGAATGGCAAATGAAGCCAAACAGGGGCGATTCGAAATCACCGTCGATCCTGTCGAATTCCGAAATCTGATTGGATTACTCAACGCGCTGGACAAAGATACTCAAAATGAAATTAGATCGAAGGCGCTGCCATTATCTCAGCGGCTTGCTGGTCAGCTTCTTATGTTTAGCCAATCTGCTCCATCGCCACAGGCGCAGCTTGTCGCTCAATCGATTGCAGCGAAAAGAGATCGCTTGATTCGGGTCGATGTTGGTGGTACAAAGCATGTCGGTCGCAAATACGGCGGCGAACAATCAAAGTCCGGTAAAGGTACAAAGGTTCGTCAGCAATCCGCTCCAGCTGGTGCGTTGCTCTGGGGATCTGAATTCGGATCTCATCGAGGCGTAGATAGTGCTGGACGCGCTTACACCAACAGATTTAAAGCTGCCTACAACAAACGCGGCTACTGGATGACTCCAGCTGTCGATTACTACACGCCAATCGTTGCGCGTGAGTATGCTCAAATGGTTCAAGATGTCGTTAAGAAATTGAGGCTCGACTAATGGCTGGTATTCCAAAGGTCAAGATTACCTTCGACGCAGACTTCGATCAGTTAAAGCGTGGCGTCAAAGGAGCCGAACAAGAAGTTCAAGGCTTCGGAGATAAAGTCGGAAAATTTGGCAAGGCTGCCGGACTTGCATTTGCCGCAGCTGGTGCAGCTGCGCTTGCTTATGGAGCTGTACTTCTTAAGCAAGGCGTGGAATCAGCAATCGCTGACGAACAAGCTCAGGCTAAACTTGCGCTCACATTACAAAATGTTACAGGCGCGACGGATGCTCAAATTGCAGCTGTTGAATCTCAAATTCTTCAGACTTCACTTCTTACTGGAATCACAGATGATGAACTTCGTCCGAGTTTCGAGCGCCTATTGCGCGCCACAAAAGATTCCGATGAAGCTCTTAGATTGCAAAAGGTGGCGATCGATGTCGCAGCGGGATCGGGTAAATCTCTCGAAGCTGTAACAAATGCGATGGCTAAAGCTGCCGAAGGCAATACCGGCGCGCTTGCAAAATTAGGCGTGGGACTTACAGCCGCACAGCTTAAGACAATGTCGATGGATGAAGTTACAAATCAGCTCGCACTTACTTTTGGCGGACAAGCGGCGGCTCAAGCGGATACATTTGCTGGAAAATTAGAGATTTTGAAGAATGCTTTTAACGAAGGAAAAGAAACAGTCGGATCCTTCGTATTAGACGCCATCACTCCAATGATTAACACAATCGTCAATACGGTCATTCCAGCCATTTCAGGATTTATCAACTCGGTCGGTGGAAAAGAAGGATTGACATCTGCGTTCAAAACTTACATTGATTTGATTAAGAATATCTTTCAGCCTGTACTTGAAGGCTTCAAATTTGCATTCGATCAAATAAAAGCTGCGGTCATGGGCAACATGGACGAATTTAAAGCTCTTTTCAAATTCCTAAAAGATTTCATCGCGCCATTTCTAGGCGGTGTCTTGAAGCTTGCTATTCAGGGAGTCGGAATTGCTCTGGGCGTCATCATCAACACAGTCGGAACCTTGATCTCTGGATTCCAATCACTCTTCGGAATTATCAAAAGCGTGGTTGGAGCGATCCAATCCCTGATCTCATTGGTTGCAAATAATCCGGTCGTCAAAGGAATTGGCAGCGCGATCAGCTCTGCATTCGGTGGATTTCGCGCCGAAGGTGGTTCAGTATCGGCTGGCAAATCTTATGTCGTAGGCGAGCGCGGAGCGGAAATGTTCGTCCCACGCAGTAGCGGAACGATCGTTCCAAATGGCGGAATGGGCGGATCGACTTTTAACATTACAGTCAATGGCGCGATCGATGCTGAAGGTACAGCTCGAACGATCGTCGATGTACTTAATCGATCAAATGCCCGCGGCACACTAGGCGCAAATAGGTTTGCTCTCGTATGACGATCTGGACACCGACTTGGAGCGTTGAAATCGATGGCGTCGAGTACAAGGATGTAGCTCTTTCAAATCTCAATATCGGCGCTGGTCGTAATGACATTTACACTCAAGCCATCGCTGGATATTGCAATCTGACTCTAATCAATTTAGACGATTCCGGTATCGATCCGACAATCAATTCAGGCGTGACTGTCTATGTCAATGACTCGACTGGCACTCCCGTCGCTATTTTTGGTGGATCAATCACAGATGTCATCGTGGGCGTCCAATCTGGCGGATCCATTGGCATCACTCAGACGATCTCGATCACAGCTCTGGGAGCTCTTTCAAGGCTTCCAAAGGTACTCACTCAGGGCGTACTGGTAAAAGAATTAGACGGTGAGCAGATTTACAGCGTTCTCGAAGGGATTCTGTATGGCGCTTGGAACGAAGTACCGGCGGCGCTGACTTGGGCTGCCTACAATCCGACGACAACTTGGGCGAATGCTCAAAACTCTGGCTTGGGTGAAATCGATGCAGGAAATTATGAATTGCATCAACGATCATCATCGGTCACGGATGCTTACTCACTTGTCGCGGCTCTAGCGACTTCGGGACTCGGATATCTGTATGAGAATGCTTCGGGTCAAATAAGCTATGCGGACAGCACTCATCGCAGCACTTACCTAGCGGCAAATGGCTATGTGGATTTGAGCGCCAATGACGCATTCGCTTCAGGACTTCAGCTGGCGACTCGCTCGGGCGATGTGCGAAATGCCATCACGATTCAGTATAAAAACAATCAACAGGTGTCAGCATCCGAACAAGATTCGATCGATGTCTATGGGACTTTAGCCCAATCGATACAGACGACTCTGGAACACACAGCGGACGCCACAGCTCAAGCTGCATTCTATTTAGGGTTGAGAGCTTATCCACGGGCAAATTTCAATCAAATCTCATTCCCTATCGGATCGCCAGAATTGGACGATTCCGATCGAGACAATCTGCTCAAAGTGTTCATGGGCATGCCCGTTACAATCAACGATTTGCCACTCAATATGGGACAGAAATTTCAAGGCTTCGTTGAAGGCTGGCAAATGCAAGCTGGCATCAATTCACTCACAATTTCCATGTATCTGACTCCGGTTGAATTTTCACTTCAGGCGATGAAGTGGAACGATGTGAGTGGCGCAGAGGCTTGGAATACTTTATCAAATACACTTATCTGGGACGACGCGTTCATCGTCGCTTAAAGGAGACAAAATGGCAACAACAACGCCCAATTTCGGCTGGTCAGTACCGACATCAACTGATCTTGTCAAAGACGGAGCAACGGCAATTGAAACTCTAGGAGATTCAATCGACGCTTCGTTGGTGGATCTAAAAGGTGGAACAACCGGACAAGTATTGTCGAAGGCTTCAAATACCGACATGGACTTTTCTTGGGTGGCTCAAGATGATTCCAATGCCATTCAAAATGCAATAGTCGATGCTAAGGGTGATCTTATTGCGGCAACCGCAGCTGATACGCCAGCGCGTCTTGCAGTAGGTACAAATGGGCAAGTTTTGACAGCGGATTCAACAGCCGCGACTGGCTTGAAATGGGCAACACCAGCAAGCTCTGCCGCTGGATTAACTTTAGTTGTCGCACAAACAATCGGAACTAGCGTTTCATCAGTTACCGTCACAAATGCGTTTAGCACAACCTATGATGATTATTTAGTCATCGTTAGCGGTGGAACTGCCACAGGTTCAGGAACTTTAACCTTAAAACTTGGCGCGGCTACAACTGGATATTATGAGACACAAATTTACGCAACTTACACTTCTTCAACCGTGAGTAATTATTCTCAATCTAATACCAGTGCTTTTTCATTCGGGCGCGTATCGACTGCCGCATTAAACGGATATGGAATTGTCTCATCGCCGTATTTAACAAAAAGAACAGTTTTATGGGGAACTTCATCAGCAACCGTTACTGGTGACTCATCTGGAACAACTACGGGAATGCTAGATAATGCCACTTCATATACAGATTTAGTAATTGGATCAGGTTCGTCAATGACCGGTGGAACAATCCGCGTCTACGGTTATCAGAAATCATAAGGAGCAAAAATGACAATTCCAAAAATCCAAATAGACGATTTAGTAAGAGATATGAACGAAGAAGAATTGACTCAGCATGAACAATTCTTGGCTGATCTTGCAGCAAAAGAAGCACAGGCTAAAGCCAAAGCCCAAGAAAAGGCTGCAATTCTTGACCGTCTAGGCATTACTGCTGAAGAAGCGTCACTACTTCTCTCATGAGTTACCCAACCGGTACAGCTGCCGCAGCTCTTGAGATTGCAATCGCTGAAGTAGGCACAATCGAAGAAGGCGACAATCTGACGAAGTACGGCAAATTCACAAAAGCCGATGGGCTACCTTGGTGCGGCTCATTCTGCAATTGGGTGCTGGCACAAGCTGGAGTCAAGGTTCATTCGGTAGTTTCAACAGCTGTAGGAGCGCATAAATTCAAGGAGATTTCACGGTGGCATGAGATACCGGCAATCGGTGATCTTGCGTTCATGGACTTTCCACACGACGGAGTCGATCGGATCTCCCACATTGGAATTGTCGCTGGCATCGATGGGAAGTCGATAGTGACCATCGAAGGCAATACATCCGGCAGCGGCGATCAGCGCAACGGTGGAATGGTAATGGTTAAGCGCCGCACGATTGGCAAGGAAGTGGTCGGCTTCGGTCGTCCAAAGTATGTGCCATACAAAGGCGACTATCCAATCATCGAAGCCGAAACGCCGAAGAAATCCATTCTAAAGAAGGAGAAGAAGAAATGACAGAAATCAAAGCTCTCGCAGCTTCATGGGCGCGTTCATTCTTAGCAGCTGGAATTGCTGTGTATATGGCTGGAGTACAGGATCCAAAAGCAATCGCGGGAGCGGGACTTGCTGCGATTCTGCCGGTGGTGCTGCGTTACCTAAATCCCAACGACGCATCTTTCGGGTTAAAGGGGAAGTGACTCGGAAGCTACTTCAGGCAGCTCTGGCTTTAGGTATTTCGCTGGGGCTGTCTGGATGTGGTCAATATCAGGGATGGACTAGATATGAATGTCAGCTCTTCGAAAACTGGAAAGAGCCTGAATGCAATCCGCCACAATGCAAGGTTCAAGGAATCTGTACTTCGGACATTCTTGGAGAAAAAATCTATGACAAATAAACCAACAAGACGATTAACAAATGAACAACTCAAGGCGCGATTGATTGTCTTTATTGGCGTATGTCTGGCGATGGTATTTGCAATCTCAGTATTGGGCATGCTTTATGCATTGATATTCGTAACGCAACCCATAGGAGCTCAAGCTCCAAATGACAAAGCTTTTATTGATCTTCTTACAACTCTGACCGTATTTCTTACGGGAGCTCTTGGATCGGTACTTGCGTCTAATGGGCTAAAGGATAAAGCAACCGAAAAGCGATCCGACACGCCCAAAGACACGCAGGATTCTTGACGATGTCAGCTGATTCGGTCACTCTGTACGCAGGGAGCGAAGTTCAGTAGCTCTCTGGATCGGGAGCAAAGATGTACGCATTTCAAGAAGTGGCGATGTGGATGCTATTTGGAGTCTTTACAGGCTTCATGGCTGGATACGCTATTGGAAGAAAAGAAGGCAAAAGAGAAGGCTTTATTCGCGGCAAGGTCGCAGCTCGTAGAAATGTGGAGATCCGATAATGGGATTCCTGGACAATTATGAGACTGTAAATCAAAAAGTAATTCGTCTGCATGCCACCTATCCAACAAATCGCATCGAGACATCGATCATTGATTGGAATTCTGAAAAGGGTTACATCCTGATCGAGTGCCGCATATATCGAAATTACGAAGACGAAAAGCCCGCCGCGATCGATTATGCCCATGGGATGGTCGGCGCTTACAACCCGCAAATGAAACGCTGGTATGTGGAAGACACGGTCAGCTCTGCCATAGGACGCTGCGCGAGCGTGGTCTTAGGTACAGAGACGAAGCCTAGTCTTGAATCGATGCAGCAAGTCGAGACGATGCCAAAAGCATTTATTGAAGAGGATCTCTGGTCTAAGCCATTCGGTGAAGATGGATTCGCTACAGCTCAGTCAGCGATGAATGAGATACAAACGAAGCTGGGTGGCGAGCTTGTCGCTGAAGCGCCAATCTGCGCACACGGTCACATGATCTTAAGAGAAGGCATTTCGCCTAAGACGAATAAGCCCTACCGCGGACATGTCTGTGTCGAAAAGGTCAAGGCAAATCAATGCAGTCCAATTTGGTACGAAGTGACTTCAAATGGAAATTGGAGCGCAAAGTAATGGCTGAAATGGAAATGACAAATCTAAATACCGGTGAGAAAACAACATTTCAAATCGATGGGACAGTCATCAAAGAGCAGTCAGAAATCTCGATCAATTGGTGCGACAAATGTGAGAAGTGGAAACCGCTCGAATTCGGTCGCTACGATGGGGCTCAAGGCTTAACGATGCTCTGGGTCTGCATGGAGTGCAAATGAAGCTCAAGATCACGCACGAAGATGAGTGGACAGCTGCGAAGGTCGCCATTGAACGCGTGGAAGAAATCGAAGGCAAACCCGATCACATCTCGCGATATAACAAAAGCTTGTCATTTCACGATTACATTTGCGAGATTGCCGAATCAGTCGGAGCTGAAATTGCAGTCGCTAAATACTTCGGGATCAGAGACTTCAATCCCAGAGCTTCACGATTCAAACGCACAGCCGATGTCGGATCGATCATCGAAGTTAAGTGGACAAAATACGACTCAGGATCTCTTATTATTTACGACGGAGATCGCAATACAGACATCGCAATCCTTGTCACGGGCAAAAGTCCGAACTATGTACTCAAAGGCTGGATTCCGGTGGTGATAGCTAAGAATCAGAAATGGAGACGACGCGATCAACCTACATACTGGGTCGAGCAATACAATCTTCATCCAATCGAGAATTTGAGAAGGAGCAGTCATGGAGAAGCTACGCTTCCAATGTCGGGTTGAAAAGAAGGTCACAAATCATTCAGTAATGAAAGACGAATTCCCATTAGGCGATGATGTGGCTCTGGTTCAATGCTTAAGCTGCGGCGTTATGGGCGTCAATCAATTGGCAGATGCTAAATAATGGCGCAGTATGACTATCGGTGCGAAGTATGCAGCAAGGTACAGACAATCAAGCGCTTGATGGAAGACACATTCGACCGGAACCCGTATTGCGAAGCTTGCATGATCCCAATGACACGAATATGGACGGCTAACCCAATCCATTTCAAGGGTAAGGGTTGGGGCGGTTCGAAATGATCACTTTTGAATGGACATGTGTTTGCGGAATAACAATTAAGACAACAACAGAAAAGCAAATGCACACAGCTAAAGACAGGCATTATCGCATTCACGCTGCCAATGCAGGTTGGAGCGTGACAGAATGAAGCTTGTGGATAACCTGTGGACGACACGCAGACACAGCGCTCAACTTATCCACATTCTTGCTTCTTACTTGACTCGAGCAGTACGCTCCATACTCGCTGGCGAGCGGCTGAAGCCGATAGCTCGCATGCGTAGTCTGGTGCTATTGGGTGCTTTATGTGTTGTTAGCACAACACCAGCGGAAGCAAATCAAAACATTGATCAATACAAGCTTTATACACATTCAAGAGTTATCAATTACCAGCAATTCATTTGCTTATCCAACATCATTTACAAAGAATCTCGATGGAATCCATTAGCTATAAACGGCAGTCATTACGGCTTAGGTCAGATGCGTTCAAAGCATTACCGGAATCTCGATCCTTATCGTCAGATCGATGCCACTATCAAATACATCAAACATCGGTATGGTTCGATGTGTAAGGCTTGGGAATTCCATAAGAAGAAGGGTTACTACTAGATGACTCTTCACTCACAGCGTAAGTCCAACTCAACTCAATGGAAGAAGCTACGCCTAGTCATACTTTCAAGGGATGGTCGAGAGTGTTACTGGTGCGGTATGGATGCAACAACAGTCGATCACATCATTCCTGTGGCTAAGGGTGGCAGCGATGATCCCGAGAATCTCGTCGCAGCTTGTCGTCGATGCAACTTTTCGAAGCAAGATAAGATGCCAGACGAGTTCGTATTAGGCAGGGCTGGTCTTTTTTCTAAGAGCGATTCCAC